ACCATTTAGATTTTCTTCGAATATGGTGTCTTATGACAAAAACTTATATAATAAATTGAAAATTTATGGTAAAGCTCATCAAAAATATATCCCAGACTATATAAAAAATTTGTCATCAAGACAACAAAAAATATTTTTTGATGCTATGATGCTAGGAGACGGTTCTAGGTCTAATGGTAAAATTAATTATTATACATCCTCAAAAAAACTAGCAGATGATATGCAAGAACTAATACTAAAAATAGGATTAGCCGCAGATATAATAGAGGTTGATCGTATTGGTAGAGATAATGGAAAAAATGGTCATAAAAATATAACTAGACATAAAGAATATAGACTTAATATAAAAGAAATTTCACTAACACCAAGAGAACATAATGGAACAAAACCAATATTATTACCTTATAATGGTAAAATATATTGTGCTACTATTCCTAATCATATTATGTATGTTAGAAGAAACGGAAGGGCTGTTTGGTGTGGGAATAGTTGGAACTCTGGAGGACATCCTGAATGGGACACTATTCCAAACGGATCATTTTTAATAAAAGCAGATGTAGCAGCCGGTATGTTAAAAGGTAATGGAGCATACGCTTTTAGTGACTTTGATGGATTTCCATTACAAAAATTACCAGACTATGGTTTTGATTATTTATCTTCATAAATATATAATATGAGTTTATTATGAATTTACCAAGACTAATAAGTATAAGTGGACTACCATTTAGTTTACCTCCATTACCAGAGTACCAAGTATGGGCTATTAATCAAGACACTAGTCCTCCATCTTTAGTTATAGTAGAATTTCCGTATTCAAAACCCGTTGACACCGTGCCCTCCATCAATACTTTCAATCTGTTAAATACCACACTAGAACAAACTTCTACATTACTCAATATTCAATTACAAACATTGGATAGTAGACTAACTACTATAGAAGGACAATTAAGCAATATTCCTTTAGCATCATCATGAAAAATATTGTTAATATTAAATGTTGTCCTATCATACCTTCCCCCACGCCGACGATCACGCCGAGTATAACTCCGACAAATAGCACAACTCCAACTATTACCCCGACAACGTCGGTTACGCCATCGGTATCTCCAACAAACACCGTTACTCCTACCAGTAGTATTACTCCAACAACAACACCAACAGTTACTCCGACTAATACGGCTACACCAACAGTTACTCCGACTAATACGGCTACACCAACAGTTACTCCGACTAATACGGCTACACCAACAGTTACTCCGACTAATACGGCTACATCAACACCTACAGCAACACCAACTACTACCGAGACGAATACTCCTACTCCAACAAATAGCGTTACTCCAACAAATACAGTGACCTCAACTATTACACCTACCAACACTATTACGCCAACCAATACTATTACGCCAACCAACACCATTACGCCAACCAACACCATTACGCCTACTAACACGCCAACCAACACCATTACGCCTACTAACACGCCAACCAACACCATTACGCCAACTCCTACTACAACGATAACCCCTACGCCAACACTTCCGCCTTTTCCAATAGGGGCCAATAGTGCTAATTTTAACATTTGCGCTGATTGGAATGGTCAAGATGGTAATGTTACAACCGTTGGAAGTAATGGCGGGCCAAGTGCTTATGGAACATATGACCAGAGCGGAAATGTGTGGAATTGGACCGAAGCTATTACAGGCTCGTCTCGTGTTGCTCGGGGCGGCAACTGGGGGGTCGCCAGCGCGTCCAGCGTGTCGTCCTCCAGTAGTGCCGCAGACCTCCCGTTGGTTGAAAACATCTACCTCGGTTTTCGTCTTGCAAGTTCCCTTAACCCTTTATCTCTTTCATATTTTGTTAGTGTTGGTGATGTTTATAATAGTGCTGATAGTACTGGTTATGGAATCGTAAACTATGTGTATAGTATTGCTCAATATCATGTTACCAATTGTGAGTATGCGGAATTTCTTAACGCAGTAGCGAGTACTGATACTTACAATTTATACAATACAAATATGGATAGCGGTGCTAGAGGCGGCATAACTCGATCTGGTTCTAGCGGAAGCTATACCTACACCGTTAAGACCAATATGGGGAACAAACCCGTAGTTTATGTTAGCTGGTTTGATTGTGCAAGATATTGCAACTGGTTACATAATGGTAAGTCCTCTGGAAACCAAGATAATACTACTACCGAAGACGGAGCTTATACTCTAAATGGAGCAACTTCTGGAGTGAGTATTACTCGTAATGTTAATGCTAACTATTTTATTCCTAGTGAAAATGAATGGTACAAAGCGGCTTATTACAAAGGCCGCGGTACTAACGCAGGATACTGGAATTATGCCACTCAAAGTGACACCGATCCAACATGTGTTACTGCCGATGTTAATGGTAATGGACCAATAAATAGTAACTATAGTTGTTCTTAAATATTTTAGTAACCTAACCTTTGGTGTATATTACTACATAATAAGGAATTATTTTATGAATTTTTTTGATAAGTTAGCATTAAATAGACTAATTAGTATAATACTTAATTTTATACTAAATATAGTAAAACTAATAATACCTAAACAAAAAGATAAATTGGATGATATAAATCCTTTTCCTCCTATTCCAAAACCACTATTAAAACGTAAAAGATTATTTCCAAGAGATAAAAATGAATAAATTAATATTACCAATTTTATTCGTATCATTATTTTTTACTTCGATAAAATATAACGGATCATCAACAGCTCCTGTTATTTTATCCGGATCTATAGTTAAACATATAGGTAATGAACCAATTAAAAAATACAAAAGAAAAGAGTGTCCAGTTTGTAAAGGAAGTGGAAAATATTTGAGTGGAGACGGAATCAAAATGGTTGATTGTGGATATTGTTTACCTTAATAGAAAGACAAAAATATGCAAGTAGATCCTAATCTGGAACGTATTGCTCAAAAGGTTATAGACAAAGCAAACATTAAAAATAATAACTATGGTTTTGATCCTATAACAATAATTATAGTAATCGGTGTTATACTAAGTCTTATAAGAGTAATTCAGGAATGTAGAAGCAAAAGACGCAAGAACGATAAAATGAGTGAAGCTTTAGACTTAAGACATACTATAGTTAATTTAACTATTAAAGATAGCTGGTTAAATAATTATAGACTAAATAAAATATTAAAACAACACTTGAGCAAAAAACAATATCAACAATACGGAGTTAGTTTAAAAAATGCCATCATGGAAGTTGGTAAGAATCTCGATGATAACGAATCCTTAACACTTCTGGAGGCTACCAATGTTTAATCTGCTTATATGGATAGTTTATGGTTTATTTGTTGGTTCTTTAGCAAAAGCTATAGTTCCTATTAATTTACGATTAGGTTTTTTTCAAACTGTTGCTCTTGGTGTTGCTGGCTCGTATATGGGAGGCGCAATACTTTATATTTTAGGAACATATGATAGTTTGAGTCCATCAGGAATATTTATGGGCGTGGCTGGTGGCATATTAAGCCTTATATTATATAATAAATTTGTTAATAAATAAAAATCGGGATAATCAATGAGTGTTCCAGAATATTCTGTATTAGGAAATTGTAATAGTGCAAACTATGATAGTACGGCTTTATGGCCATCAACCATAGATAATAATGGTAATATTACAAGTGTTGGCGGAAACGGCAAATCTAGTTTTTATGGCACATTCGATCAAAATGGCAATGTATGGGAAATTATAGATTATCAAATACCATCATCGCAAAGCATATTATATTACGGCGGTTCTTATAATTCAAGATTAGTAGACCTAATAAGTATCGATGGTTTCACTATAGATATAAGAAACACAGGACCAGGATTCGGATTTAGAGTTTGTGCAAATTCTGGTATCTCAGATAGTAACTTTGTAACAGTATCTGGTTCTAATATTGGAGACACAAATAGAAATCATTATGGAGATGATCTTGGACAAGTTAATTATGAATATAAAATATCTAAATTTACTATAACAAATGAAGAATATGTCTTATTTTTAAATAATGTGGCAAGAGTTCCTGCTTTAAATAATGCTTTGGCGGTACCAGCTAATAGTATATGGCCATATATAGGTTCTATGACCACAAATATTCGAGGTGGTATAGTAGTAACAGGTACTAATCCTATAGTATATACTGTTAAAGATAATATGGCTAAAAAACCAGTTAATTTTGTTAACTGGTATAGCGCGGCTAGATATATTAATTGGTTAAGTAATAGCAAGCCTAACAGCGGTGGCCTAGCAGTAAATTCGACAGAAACAGGGGTATATTCTCTTAATTTCACTAATCCTCTTGTTAAACCAACAGCCTCAAATAAAACATATTATTGGATTCCTGATCGTGATGAGTGGGTAAAAGCAGCCTATTATGATCCAACAAAAAATGGAACAGGTGGATATTGGCTATATGCTACACAAAGCGACACAGAACCATACTCTATAACAGTTAATGTTAATAATGGAATAGCAAACAATACTTTTGGTAGTCCTGGAGCATGTCTTAGCCCAACACCCACACCAAGTATAACAAGTAGTCCAACGCCCACTCCTTCAACAACCCCATCCTTAACTCCATCTTGTACACCAACATTAACCACAACAACAACTCTTACAGCAAGCGCTACCCCAACACCCACACTCACGCCTTCTGTTACAAATACTCAAACTCCGACTCAAACAAAAACATCAACTCCTACTCGTACACCTACAAAAACACCCACTAGAACGGTTACTAGAACTCAAACACCAACACCCACAGTAAGCTTTACATCCTCTCACACGCCAACACCAACACCAACATATACTCCAACTCCTACTTCTACTAAAGCTCTATGTGATACATTTAAAATTGGACAACTACAATATAATCCTAATATTTATAGTAATGATGACATCAAAGTATTATATAAGGGTTTTATTTTAGAAGGACGTATCAATGATAAAATTATGTTAGTAAAAGAAATGCCGAATGTATCACAAACTCCTACTCCATCAGTAACAAAAACTTCCACCCCAACACCCACCGTCACATTAACACCCACAATAACCCCAACATCTACCACCACATTAACACCAACAATTACCCAAACACCAACTAACCAGTAATGAAAATTGCTGTAGCATTATATCTATATCATACAGATTTATGGGACGAGTATAAAGAACTAATTGAAAATATAAAATATAAGATAAAATTATATTTAGGATTATGTATTAATACTAATTTTTCTCATATTCTAAAAGACCTATCTAATTTGTCTTGGAACTATTCTCTAAGTTTCCATGAAAATTATGGAGCTGATATAGCACCATTTTTATATCAGTTAAAAGCTATCTCCGAACCATTCTTTATAAAAACACACAGTAAAAAAAGTTTATGGGGATACGGAAATACCAATTGGAGATATGATTTAAATCATTTACTTAAACCATCTATTGTAGATCGCGCTATTAAAACATTATCATTGCCCACAATAGGAATGATAGGAAATAAAAAATATTTACTACATAATAATGATAAATCTATACATATAAATAAAATAAAAACATTATGTAATTTACTACAATTAAATTATACTAAATTAAAAAATAGTCCATTTTTTGCTGGATCAACCTTTATTAGTAAAACTAATATGTTTAAACAAATATTACTGCCGCAGTATTCGATACTTGAGTCTTATCTGAAAAATGAAAAAAATAAAATTAATGAAGAACACGGAACGTATACTCACTCTTTAGAAAGAATATTTGGATATATAGTATCTCATCATAATCTTAAAATAGGTTTATATTATAATGACTAACTATAGCATGTTACCAATAAACTTTAATCCTAAAAAATATTTTGAGATTAACAAAGATATACAATCAATATTACCAAATGATAAAGCATGTATAGAACACTATCTAAATTTTGGAATCAAACAAAATAGACGTTATATAGATTATAAAACAAAAAATAATGCAGAATTTTGGAATAGTGGAAAAAATCTGCTCTATTTTTCACCAATCGCACCAGACTACGACATGAGCAGCGGAGGTAATAGACTTTTACAAATACTCACAATTCTAAAATTATATTTGAAATATAACGTATCTTTTTTTTGTAATGGATATAAAAAAAATTATCATATTAAAAAATTACAACAACTAGGTATAACAATTAATTTACCAGATATAAAAAATGATAAATATTTTGATATAAATCTAAAAAAAGCAGTTGATAATAATGTTATATATAACAATGCAATATTTTCTTGGTATGATATAGCAGATCAATATGTTGATATTGTAAAATCTTATTATCCTAATATTAAAATTATTATTGATACTGTTGATATACATTGGATTAGAGAACACAGAGGAAAAAATGCGGGATTATTAAATATCACAGACGAACTATTATATAGTAATAAAAACAAAGAAATAAATACTTATAAAAAAGCGAATGTTATATTTACTGTTACAAATGATGATAAAATATTTCTACAAAAAGAAATAGGATATAATAATAATATCAAAATTCTTAGTAATATTCATGATCCTAAAAATATAAAAAAAATAGAATATAATATTTTATTTGTTGGTAGTTATGATCATCGCCCAAATATAGATGCCGCACAACAAGCTGTTCAAATATATAAAAATTTTCAAGAAACTAAAGAATACAAAAATATTATTTACCAAAAACCAAAATTATTTATTGTTGGTCCTAATAGTAAAAATATCAATTTTTCTTCTGATATTTATAATGATAAACAGATAATTATTACTGATCATGTTCCTGATTTGGACAGTATATATTCAAAATGTTCGGTATTATTAGCCCCATTAAATTGGGGTGCTGGTATAAAAGGCAAAATATGCGATGCCGCTATGGCAAATCTAGCGATTATAACGTCGCCAATAGGTAATGAGGGCATAAATCTTACTGACTCTGTAAATGGATTTATTTGTACTAGTAACGATAGTTTTGTTAAAAGTTTATGTGCTTTCTATAAAAACAACATCAATGAACAACAAAAAATAGCAAGTTTAGGACAAAAACATATACATAATATAGTGTCTACACAAAGAAGTATTGATGTTTTAAAAAATACATTAGAAGATAAACATATGGTGATCAGTATTGTTGCTTTTAATAACAAAGAACGACTATACAAATGCCTATCTTCTATCATAAGAAAAACAAGCTATAAAAATTATCATATAGTAGTTACAGATAATAGCACAACACAGCAAATAGAAAATTCTATAGGAGATTTTTTAAAAGAAAATAACATAGAAAATAAAGTTACTTATATTAAAAATAAAAGTAATGAATTTTTTATTATTCCAAATAATAAAGTAATGCTAGATATAAAATATAAAAATTCTGATGTAGTATTGATTAACGATGATATTGAAATAGTATCAGAAGATTGGCTATCGCATATGGTATCATCCGCATATTCTTCCGGAGATATTGGTTTTGTTGGCGGTAAAACTATTTTTCCTGATGGAAGATTAGCGGAAGCAGGGGCAGAATTGTATGAAGACGGATTTGGTAGAAATATAGGAAGATATGATGATCCAAATAGTCTCATATATAATATACCTAAATATGTTGGATATTGTTCCGGATGTTTTTTATTAATCAAAAGAGAAACCATAAATAAAATAGGTGTATTTAATACTACGTTTTATCCTATGTATTATGAGGATAGCGAATTACAATACAGAGGACATTCCTTTGGTTTAAATACCTTATATGAACCTAGAGCTATAGCTATTCACAACGAAGGATCTAGCGCTGGCACGAACATTGAGAACGGAACAAAGCGATTTCAAGAAATTAATAGACTTAAATTTATAGATGTTATAAAAAATAATCAATTAAAAAACTATATAAAAAACAATACTTGCCATGATAAAATATGTATAGTTATACCCACATACTATGACCGATCAGCTATGTTACAATTGTCTTTAGAATACCAAAAAAATGCTAAAAATTCTGAAAATTTTGAAACGTATATTTTTGTTGATCCTCATAGAGAATATGGTATAGTATCAGACTACGACAAGGTAATTACTAGCGAATATAAAAGAATAAACTGGACTAAAAATAGTGGTAAATATAGTTGGTATGATAGTGTTAAATATATTTTTGATAATACCGATTATGATTACGTAATAACTAGAGAAGATGATGTATTAATTAGCAAAGATTATTTAAGAATGTGCGAAGAACTAGCACTACACGACGCAGCTCTTGGAAAAGACGACCATATCTTATATTTTCATATAGGCGCTTGGGAAAAACCAAAAGGCAATCCAAATAAAATTGTTAAATCCGATGTATCTATAAGATCTTGTGTAATTAGCAGATTTAAGTTTTATAAATATATTAAATCATTTTATGATTCTATAAGATCAGACGAAATATGTGGATTAGATCTTGATATAAATCGTATACTACATACCCATAATCTTATAGCGATAGCGCCAGAAATGAATAGACACGCTCACATAGGAATTTATGGATGGAGCGCAACAGATATTCATGCAGATGAAAGAGGACAACAGTCGCTATTTCATAAGCCCTTAACACATGAGCAACTATACACTATCTTAAAAGATAGCTGCTTATCCGGAAACAAACTTCTCAAATTAAATCACAATAAAAATCCAAACTATTTTTGGGATTTTGATCCAAATATTAATTTTACTAAACTAGAATATGTATTATAGAAAGTTTATAATCAATGAAAAATAATTTTGTTATAGGAATACAATGTTTTGTTAAACTCGAAATACTTCAATTAGTGTTAGGGAAATTGGAACAATGCTATGGGGCTAATAAATACACATTAGTTCTATTTGTAGATTCTTCAGATAATTTACTCTACAATAGACCCGACTGGATAGAAAAAAATAAGAATCTTATAAATTACATCAAAAATTACACTTCTGATAAATTTAAAAAAATTATAAAATATTATGAAAAAAATAATGTTGGTCCTTATGTCGGGTGTAAAAAAACAGTAGACTTGTGTTTTCAACATAGTGATTATATTTATCAATATCTACTATAATAAAGAATTTATTCTATGAATAATATAATTAATCACAATATAGGATATCAACTAGAAGATAAAGATATTATAGATTACCAAGTTTGGACGCTTGATAAAATAAATTGGGCCATTAGAGGACCAAAACCAATTGATATTAATAAAAAATATTTTGTGTCAATAGGTGCCGCTGGAACATTTGGTAGATATTGCCAAAGACCATATACTCAACAGTTATCAGAAACTATTGGTATAAATGGATTTAATTTAGGAGTTTCTGGCGCTGGTCCATCATATTTTAATCAATATAAACATATATTTGATTTTATAAATAAAGCAGAGTTTTGTATAATTGAGATATTTTCTGGTAGATCTATATACAATGATTTACTTGAGTTAGGAAAAAATCAAGGTCAGGTTAGATATAAAAATTCTGACTCTATATTTCAAATGGCAGAAACTATATATAAAGAAATATTAAAAGATAAAAATTTAGCTGAAAATATTAAAATACAAAATAGAATAAATTATTTAAATGAAATGAAGATATTATTTAACAACATAAAAACTAATAAAATTTTATTGTATTTATCTACAAGAGCTCCGGAATATGAAGAACTATATACAGATATAAAAAGTTACTGGGGTGGATTTCCACATTTTATAAATAGAGATATGATAAAATCTATGAGTAATTTATGTTCTAATTATGTAGAATGTGTGTGTGCAGACGGTTTACCATACAAAATAAAAGATAAAATAATAAATAATTATTATCATAGTCAAGAAATGCATGATTACGCATATAAAAAATTATATGAATACACAAATAAATAATTTTACTATTTATGCAGAAAGACACTGCGGAACAAAATTTTTAGAATCTCTTATTATTGATTATTATAATATACCAGTTACATATTTTTTTGGCTGGAAACATTTTTTTGGTTTTCATAATAAAGAAATAATACTTAGCGGGAAAAACACATTATTTATATGCATAACTAGAGATCCATTTCAATGGATTCACGCGATGTTTAAACAACCATATCATATGAAAACTGAAAATAATATTACAGATTTTTTATTAAACCCCATATATTCATATGAAACAGAAAATGGAAATCTTTGTTTAGAAAAAGAAATTATTTTTGAAAGAAATATATATACTTTAGATAGATATAAAAATATTTTTGAAATGAGAAATATAAAATATAATTATTTACTTTATAAACTTCCAAAAATTGCACAAAATTATATCTTTATAAGATACGAAGACTTGTGCAACAATATATCACAAATTCAAGACATAATATCTAGTAAATTAAATATTGAACCATATACAGATATTAAAAATAATTTTTTAAAACAAGAATATGAAATTAAAAAAGAAATATATGATATTATAAAATCAAATTTAGATATAAAAATAGAAAACGCTATGGGGTATTTATTATGAAATTTTCTAAAATAATTTTTAATCATATCCCAAAGTGTGGAGGAAGTAGCTTTAAAACATCCTTATATAAAGCTTGTTTATCCAACCCATATTTCTCACAAACCCCAATATATATATCAGAATTTACACACAATAATATATGTTTACAAAAAGATAACCAATATATACCCATTATTCATAATGACACAAAATTATTTGCTGATCATAGTTATGCATATTTTTTTGAAAAAACTTTTAATTTAGATATTTCTTCAACATTCAGGATTATTAGTATTAGACATCCTATATTAAGATTTATTAGCCATATGTATTTTTTTGATAAATTAAATCCAGAATACTGTTCATACAATATACTAAAAGAAAAAACTAAAGAATACGGTAACATAACCATAGATTACTTAACATATTTTAAATATGGCCATCTAAACTTAGATATAGAAACAAAATATAATATCGCTATAGAAGAATTATCAAAATATAATTTTATTATAAAATCAGATTATATGAATGAATCAATTACAGAATTGAATCATAACAATCCATTCGGTCTTATTTTGGAAGAATCAAGAGTAAATACTAATAATTATAACGCAAATATATCCAAAAAAGTTTTACAAAATCTTAAATCCTTACTTCAATTTGAAATTCTTTTGCTACAAAACTTTTATCCTAATATACAAGATGAATAAATTAGCTATTAGTTTATCTTTGTATTATTTAGATTTATGGAACAATTTTTTACAGATATTATCTCCTTTTAAGGATCATATCCATCTCTACCTCTGTTTGTATAACGATAACGGATCTCAAAAACATATTATAAAAAATGCAGAAAAAAATTTTGATACAACAATTTTATTTTGTGATAATTATGGAGCAGATGTTGCTCCTTTTCTCAATATTTTAGAATTAATTAAAGAACCATATTTTATAAAACTACATAGTAAAAAAAGCTTATTAGGACAATACAATCAAATTGCTTGGAGACACATTTTATTACACGATTTTTTTGGTGATAATGATATTTTTAATAACAACTATAAAACAATACATCATAGCAACTGTGGCGCTATTGGTAATAAATTTTTACTATCTAGCAATAATGAACTATATCATAATCAAAAAATTTTATATTTGTGTGACATATTAAATATTCAATATTCTAACATATATCAATATTCTTTTTTTGGTGGTAATATGTTTATGAGCAAAACAGAGTTATTTAAACAGCATTTTCTACCCTACAACCATTTACTTCAGAAATTATTATCTCAAGAGACTAAAAAAGTAAATGAATCAATGCTGGGAACGTATTCTCATTCTTTGGAAAGAATATTTGGTTATATTATTCCATATAATCATCTTAATTTTTATTATCCTCAACTACAATGTATAAAAATTTTAAACACTAAAGCTCCAAATAATTATTTTCATATGGTAAAACTATATAATAATGACTGTTATTTACAAGAAGATCTTAATGTTTATGGCCACATATTAGATGAATCAGAATCAAATTTCACAATCAAATGGCATCATATGCTACCAAATCCTATTCAAAAATATGAGTTTGTTGACAAAGCCACGATCATACAAAAACGGGTTGACACGATCAGGAATGACAGTATAATACATGAATGATACAATCAAAAAACAGACCGTCATGGACCGATTATTTTCTTGGGTTAGCCAAAGTGGTTTCTCAAAGAAGCCACGATATTCATACCCAGCACGGATGTGTCATAACCGATAAACAAAATCGTATTCTCGGGGTAGGATACAATGGATTTCCCAAAGGGTTGGATGATAGCCAATTGCCTCTAACAAGACCTGAAAAATACCATTGGATGGTACACAGCGAAAAAAATGCTCTCGCTAATTGTGTTGTTAGGCCGGATGGTGGCACAGCTTATGTTACTGGTCAATGCTGTAATGATTGCATAATAGCTCTACACCAAGAGGGCATAGATACAGTTTATATGATAGACGATCATGGCACAATTTTATTTGATAATGATGCAAAAAATAGATTCGATATGTTCGTTGAAATGAGCGGTATGAAAATTTCTTATATAGATCCAAATCTTGAGTGGCTGAGACAATTGAATGGTGTAATATGATGGTTACCCTATTTTATATTTTATCTATCATATACTTCGTACAACTATATCTAGTAGAAAACTTTAATCCTATTGGCAAAGAATTTACAACTTTAACAATATTAGGTTTAGCTGCTATTTTAGTAAAAAAAGAAAGAAAACCATTATGATATTCGACGAACAAATTTCCAGAAAACCCGACAATTATCCTTGGACCCAAGACTTTATAGAAGCTATGCATAATGGGTTCTGGACTCATCGCGAATTTAATTTTAGTAGCGATGTTCAAGATTTTAGAGTAAATTTAACAGAACAACAAAAACAGATTATTATTAGAGCATTATCCACCATTGGTCAATTAGAAATTAGTGTAAAGAAATTTTGGGCCAAACTTGGTGATAATTTACCTCATCCTTCTCTTAATGATTTAGGCTACACAATGGCTCATGTGGAAGTTATTCATGGAGATGCCTACGAAAGACTTTTGGAGGTTTTGGGTATAGATGATAACTTTGAAAAAATTCTAGAATTAGATATTATTAAAGGCAGAGTAAATTACCTTCGTAAGCATTTGCACAAATTTCATCAAGACAATAAGAAACAATTTATTTATTCTCTTATTCTATTTACTCTATTTGTTGAGAACATAGCATTATTTTCTCAATTTTATACTATTAGTTATTTTGGCAGATTCTTGAATTTGCTTAAAGACACAAATAAACAAGTTGAATATACTAGCAGAGAAGAGAATCTTCATGCTATGATAGGTATTAAAATAATCAATACCATCAAACAAGAATATCCAGAACTGTTCGATAAAGAACTAGAAGATAAGATTATTCACGAGTCTAAAGAATCAGTTAGATACGAATGTGAAATAATTGACTGGATTGTTAATGGCTATGCAGAAGAAAACTTAAACTCCGATCTTCTTAAAGAATTTATTAAAAACAGACTAAACGAATCATTAGATCAAATAGGATACGAACCGGTATTCGATATTGATCAAAAATTGTTATCAAAAACACTGTGGTTTGATGAACAAATTCTTGGTAACAATATGACCGATTTCTTTCATTCTCGCCCCGTAGAATACTCTAAGAAAGCCCTATCGTTTGATATAGAGGCTTTGTTTTAATCATTATTAATGGTTTATAGGACTTTAAATGACAACGCAACCGTACTATTGGCTTAATTCGCATAGTCGCTTATTCTTAGAAAGAGGATACCTTGAACAAGGCGTTTCTCCAGAAGATAGAATAAAAAGCATATCGCAAAACTCTGAGAGACTATTAAACATCCCGGGTTTTGCAGAAAAATTTGAACGTTATATGAGTTTAGGATATTACTCATTATCCACTCCCGTTTGGACCAATTACGGCAACTCCCGAGGATTACCAGTTAGTTGCTTTAATTCTCACATTAGCGATAGGATGGATAGTATTCTTTATAAAGTGGCCGAAGTTGGTATGATGAGCAAATTAGGGGGTGGCACTAGTGGTTATTTTGGTGAATTAAGATCACGAGGCGCAAGTATTAGTGTTGGTGGAGAAAGTAGCGGCCCTGTTCACTTTATGGAGTTGTTTGATAAAGTAGCAGATGTGATTAGTCAAGGATCAGCACGAAGAGGAAGTTTTGCAGCATATTTACCCGTAGAACATCCTGATATAGAAGAGTTTTTACAAATTCGTAATGAAGGCCATCCTATTCAAAATATGAGTATTGGCGTTACCATTACTGATGAATGGATGAATAGCATGGTTGAAGGAGACAAACATAAAAGAAAAATTTGGGCTAAAATTATTCAAAAACGATTTGAAAGTGGATATCCATACATATTCTTTTATGATACTGTAAATAATAACGCCCCACAAGCTTATAAAGACAAGAATATAAAAATAAATAGTAGTAATCTATGTTCAGAAATTAGTTTAGCATCAGACGAAAATAATAGTTTTGTTTGTGTTCTAAGCTCTCTTAATCTGCTTCATTGGGACGAAATAATACAAACAGATGCAATAGAAACTCTTATATATTTCTTAGACAGTGTTAATCAAGAGTTTGTAAACAAAACAGAAAATATTCGTTTTATGAAGAGCGCCAGAAACTTTGCTCTAAATCATAGAGCATTAGGCATGGGAGTATTGGGATGGCATTCGTATCTTCAAAGCAAAATGATAAGTTTTGAAAGTATGCAAGCTAAACTAATTAATGCTAATATATGGCAAACTATTAGAGAACGATCAGACAAAGCATCAAGAGAATTAGCAGAAAAATTCGGAGAAGCTCCTATCCTCGAAGGATATGGTCGTAGAAACGTCACAACATTAGCCATTGCTCCTACAACTAGTAGTAGTTTTATATTGGGGCAAGTAAGTCCTAGCATAGAACCATTGAATAGTAATTATTTTGTTAAGAATTTAGCAAAAGGAAAATTCACATATAAGAACCCTCATCTAAAAGAAATTCTCAAAAAATATAATAAAAACGATGAAACAGTTTGGAAGAGTATCTTGGTTAAAGGAGGCTCTGTTCAACATCTAAAGTTCTTATCTGATAATGAAAAAGAAGTATTTAAAACATTTGGTGAAATTAGTCAGAAAGAAATTATTATTCAAGCATCTCAAAGACAGAAACATATAGATCAGTCTCAATCTTTGAATTTAATGATTGGACCAGACATACCGCCAAAACAAGTAAGCGATCTTCTCATAGAAGGATGGAAATTAGGAATCAAAACCTTTTATTATCAACGAAGTGCTAATCCAGCACAAGAATTAGCACGTAATATTTTAGCTTGTACAAACTGTGAATCTTAATATAAAGGATATTAAATTATGGGTAATGTGTTTGAAGACCAAACCAAGTTTATGGTAGCCTGTGATCAAACAGTATGCGAGTGGAATCAATCTCAATTTGATATGTATCACACTCTTATAAAAGAAGAAGTGTCGGAGCTTCAGGAGGCTATCAACAATATAGATAGAGTAGAAATACTAGATGCCTTAATAGATATTATTGTGGTTACGGCAGGTGCTATAAATAGCACTGGTAGTAATGCCCAAGGAGCATGGGACGAGGTGATGAAAACGAATTTTGCTAAAGTGGATCCTGTTACAGGAAAAGTAAAAAAGAGAGAAGACGGCAAAGTACTAAAACCAGAAGGATGGAAAGCTCCTGATCTTAAGTCGTTTGTAATATGATATATGGTGTATATTAATATGTCGTTATTAATATATAACTTATTATAAAGGGCATAACTTGAGAAAGAAAAAAAATGGTAGCACTAGAAAAGAAAAAATCATTGATCTCACAAATTCGCCCCTTAATCAAGATAATACAAGACTATCATCTAGGAATAGATTAAAGCCAAGAACAGAAAATCAAAAAGAATATATACGATCTATCATAGAAAATACTATTACTTTTTGTCAAGGTAGTGCCGGTAGTGGCAAAACTCATTGCGCTGTTGGCTTAGCCTTAGAACATTTATTAGAAGATAAAATCAAAAAAATCATAATAACCAGACCAGTTGTTGAAGCAGGAGAAAAAATAGGTTACCTTCCAGGCAAATATGAAGAAAAATTATTTCCTTATCTATTACCTATAGAAGATGAGATAAATTATTTTATTGGTCCAGCATTAAACGCAACTCTTAAATTAAATAATAAGATAGAAATTGTTCCTTTGGGATTTATGAGAGGAAGAAATTTTCATGATTGTTTTATAGTAGCAGACGAATGCCAAAACGCTTCCTATGAACAACTAAAAATGCTATTGACAAGAATTGGTCAAAACAGTAAAATGGTATTAACTGGAGATGTTTCGCAATCAGATCTTGCTAGACATTTACAGGGCGGTTTTCATGAAATGATAAAAAATTTATCGGATGTAGATGGTATAGGTATTGCTACATTAACTGATCATGATATCATTCGTAATCCTATTATAGCTAAAATTTTAGCAAAACTAGATAATTATGAACAAGGCAGAAAATAGTAAGTGTTTATTATTAAATGCTGATTATTCACCATTAAGAATTATTAGTTGGCAAAAAGCTATTATTTGGTCTATAAAATATGAGGATAATCCAACTTTTAAGATAGAAATTATTGAATATTATAAAGACAAATATATTCAAGGAACTAATGATAAACAATTTAAAGTTCCATTAGTGGCAAAAACGCAAAAATATTTCAACATTCATAATAGATCATTAAAATTTTCTAGAAAAAATCTATTTATCAGAGACGATCATACTTGTCAGTATTGTGGATTAAGATTTAATCATAACGAATTAACTTATGATCATGTTATTCCAAAAAGTCAATTTCATCCTAATAAAAAGGATGCTACTAATTGGCTAAATATAGCAACCGCTTGTGTTAAATGTAATAGGAAAAAATCAAATAAAACGCCCGAACAAGCTAATATGAAATTACTGAATGTTCCTAAAAAACCATTTTATGAGCCAAGATACTTGCCGCTAGCAAAAGAACTTCCTACTATATATAGTAGTGATTCAGATCAAAAAGAATGGATAAAATATATAGATGGCTATTTTTAATACAAATCGATCTACTTCTAATGAAGATAAATTTTATTGTTTATTAGGACTCGAAGACTATCTTGATGATGATGGATATCCAAGATTAAACAACGAGAATATGTCAAATGCTGTTGCCAAAATAGTATTTTCTAAAAAACCAAAACATTTTACCGATAATGATAAATCTTATGGTAGATATTACATTAAATTGGATCCAAATTCAAAAATTTTCAATCCTAAGAAAATTCTATCTTCTATAGAAGAAAAAAATTCTTTATCATTTATTAATAGCATATGTAAAAGCGAATGGGATTTTAAAGAGGTCACCCCACAAGTATTTCAAAAATACATAACTTTTCTAAAGACAAAAAATCTATCTTGGCTAAAAGATGCTCAAAGAGACCTAAAATAAATCATGCCGACCTACACATACATATGCAACTCCTGTTCCAAAAAATTTGAACTATTTTTTTATATTAAAGACTATATAGCTTCTCCAAAATGTAGTTTGTGTAATAGTAAACAAACAGAAAGAAGTTATGCTGATGATGTATCAAGCATTCAAGGATCTATTAAAAAACATGATAGTGAACTAAAAACCATCGGGGATTTAGCTAATAGGAATAGAGACAGACTGAGCGATGACCAAAAACAAACTCTTTATTCAAAACATAATTCATATAAATCAACAAATGATAATGTTTTACCAAAAGGTATGAATAGAATAAAAAAACCACCAAAAACGAAATGGACTTAACATATGGATAATCAGCCCTTACCATCTGGTACTGACTATGCAGACTTTTTAAGAAACCAAATAAAACAAATAACAGATGAAGAGTCTGTAAATCTATCAGAATATAAGTATATTTTTGACGATATAAATAAAATTAGAAAACAAACCAATGCTCAATACGAAATATTCATAAATATGACAGCAAATATTATGGAAAATATAGAAGGCTCCGAATTTCCAGAACACAGAAACGTTTATGCTAATAATTATTTTATACCGGTGCCATCTGGAAACGACCATAATGAATATGTAAAAATATTTTTTAATTACCTAGAAAACTGTATGCTAACATCAGCAGAGAAAGCAGAAGTCAATGGATCAAAATATAACTGAAAATTTCATTTTTAAACAAGACACAAATACAAAAAAAATATTACAAAATCAATATTTTTGTCAAAAAGAGTATGCTGATTTTATAGATGATAATAATTATGGCAGAACTATTTCTGAGAATTCTAATACATTGGCCAAAATCTTGTATAAAGACAATAATGCGTTTTATCAAATAAAAGTTTCAAATAATAATCAATTATTTAATCCAATATCAAAATTAGACAGAGAACAAAGCTACAGTTTTCTACATAATGTTGTAAGACCAGCTAGTAAATTTGTATCTGTAAACTCTATCACATTTTCATTTTATCTAAATTTTTTATTAACAGGCAATTCAGCTTGGCTTATCAAAGCAGAAAGAGAGAGGATGTAATGGCAAAAATATCAAAAAATAATATTTACGCTATCAAATATTTATTTTCTCAGAATTTTACAACAGAACAAATAGCTTCTGAAACTAATTTATCTGTTGAGAGCGTACAATCGGTGATAGAATCAGAAAATCTGATAAAAGTGAATCAACAACCAACAGCTAAAGATTTGATGATAACAAAAACTGCTGTTAAAAAAAATAACACCGTTGCTATTATGACACAAGAAGCATCTATGATGAACGACCATAACAGATCAAAATTGTCTAATCCGCAAAAGTCACCAGACCATATATTCAAACCGTTCACCAAATGAAATTCATATCTAGATACTCCAATAATAAGGAAGTATCTGCTGCCCAATATATCACAGAAATTATTTGTGAAAAAAAGGCAAAACTTGACAAAAAAGATATTCACTATAAATTTTGGCTAAATAAAGAATGGTCTGCTTTTTATAGAAATCAGATTGCAACAGCAAATAAGTTAGTCAAACAATATAATCCTTTGGCTATAGTAAAAGCCTTACAAGATAGCAAAACCGTGAATACTTATTCGTTGCGAGCGCCCATGCTCAAACCTATTATAGAACATCATCAGAAAATCTTAGATTCACAAAACAAAGAATTTTCAAAAGATATAGACAGATCATCTCATAAAAAATATAAAACAAACAATCATAAAAAATCTAATAATATACTTTCAAAACTAGAGGATATAGATAATGAGTCTTAAAGAAGATATAATTAAAAATTTTGGAGACGATATTATATTATCAGGTAATTCACTGGTAGAAAAAAAGATACTCACTATTCCTATTAGTCCTGCTCTGGATATAGTTCTAGGCGGAGGAATACCAGAAGGTAGTTTTGTGATATTTACAGGACAACCTAAATGTGGAAAAACTTTATCCTCACTAGACTTTGCCACCACAGCACAAAAACCAGAATACCAAGGAGATCTAAAAAATCCCAGAGAAGTGTACTACCTAAATATTGAAGGTAGACTAAAACAAAGAGATTTATTGGGTATTAAAGGATTAGATTTAACTCGATTTCATATTATAGGATCTCAACAGGGTAAGATTTTACATGCTGAAGAATATCTACAAATAGCAGAAAGAATTATTAATGAAATTCCTGGCTCGATAGTAATCATCGACTCTTATTCTGCGCTATGCACAGAAGCTGAAATCACCAGCGATATGGATAAAATGCAAAGAGCAGACGGTGCAAAATTATTAGCTAAATTCTGTAGAAAAGTTTCTAATGTTATTCCTGTAAATAAAAATATTGTGATTGGGATTACTCATTTGATGGGTAATCCAACAGGATACGGGGCAGAATTTAAGGAGAAAAGCGGTCAAGGTATCGCGTATCAAACCGATATTAAACTACGAGCAAAAAGTTCTAAACCATGGTCTTTAGGAGCAGACGATACTCAGATAGGCCAAGAGGTTGAATGGCAAGTTATTTGTTCTGCTCTCGGTCCTCCTGGAGGAGTAGCAAAAAGCTTTATTCGGTATAACGAAGGTATAGATAAGCTCACAGAGCTTGTTAATTTGGCCTCGGACGTCGGAGTTATAAATAAAGGTGGAGCATGGTATACCATCAAAACCAGCAAAGACTCTCATAAATTTCAAGGAGCAGAAAAAACCAGAATATTTTTGATGGAAAATCCAGAAATAGCAAAAGAGGTCGAAGATTCTGTTAAAAGCCTGTTGGGTATTAAAAAGTAATGAATATAACTAATTTGGATGGAGAAGTTGTTTCTTGGGCCTTGACAGGTTACGTTTCGAAAGGTAAAATACAGAATAAGTCGTCATACCATTTGCAGGCAAGAAACCTATTAATTTCTCTTCATCCAACACTACAAATCTTGGAAGAAGTTTTGATACCAATAAGAAAAGGCCAAATAGCATATTTAGATTTTTATCTACCACTATTAAAATGGTGTGTTGAGGTTCATGGAGAACAACACTATAAGTATGTGCCATATTATCATGGTAACATGATGAGTTTTCTTAAAGCTCAAAAAAAAGATAGAGAAAAATCAGAATGGTGCAATATTAATAATATAAGATACATAGAATTACCATATCATGAAAATATAGATCAATGGACACAAAGAATAAATCATGAACAGCAAATCATCTAAAGAAGAATTACAGTATTGGGATAAAATCTTAGACGAATACGAAAATTCTATAGGTTTATCGGAATTCTCTGCTAGTATTATACCATCGGAAGAAATTAATAAATATACATCAATGAACAGAGATGAAATAGAGAAATTAAGTCCAGAAGATTGTGCGCAAATATCATATAGATTATCCCAATTCTCTTTCTATGTACAACGTAGTTTAAATAGAGAAATAGCAAGATATAACTGGGCGGACGAAAATATAAAAGAAGTTATAGCAGACGATATTAATAACTATAAAGGATATGGTTATATTGAAAAATCAATACAGGCTATTAAACATAATGAAAAAGCTAATGGATTGAATAGTATAAAAAAATATGCAAAACAACGTAGTGATAGATTGCAATATCTTGCTAATAGTATAAAAAACTTATCTGATGTTATGATTTCCATCCAAAAGAGTAAAAGTAAACATGGATCTTAAAGATTTATTAAACAACCCAGAACAAATAAAAAATTTAATTACCGTACTTCAGTCTTTGTTACCAGACGAAAAAGCTGAAACAAAAGAAGAGATTTCCTCTGTCGAGAGCGAAGATACTCAACTAACAAATAGTATCCGTACTAAAAATAAAAGACTTCCAGCACAGTCTGGTAATAAATTTGAAAAAATGAGTGAGTTTCATATGCACAAAGATGATAATCTAATAGATGAAAAATTAGCAAAACATCCACCAGTTGCACGAACAAGAGAATACGAGCCGATATCTGTGAAATGCAGAGTATGTGGAAAAACAGAAAATATAAATCCGGCCCTTGTGCATGATAGTCCTTCTCGCTATAAATGTAATAACTGTTCAACAAACGCTGGATGAAAAATGATACTTTGTGATCCTGCCGCAGAAAGAGCGGTATTGTCTGGAATATGCAAATACGGTGAAAATGCATACTTAGATATTGCGGATATTATACAGCCATCAACATTTACTGTTGATAGTAATATAATGATATATCAAGTAATAAAAGAAATATGTGAAAAAGATCATAGTCCTTCTATAGATATAGCCTCAATACTATCTGTTGCTCAATCATTAAATTTTGGTCATATTTTATCTCAAAAAAATGAGACTCAACATTTAAAAGCTATTATAGATTTTCCGGTTAATCTAGAAAATGTTAGAAAATTTGCAGCTAAAATTAGAAAACTACAAATAGCTAGATTACTTAGAGATCAACTAGAAGAAGCAAAAGAAAAATTATTAGATATAACCGGTGCCGAACCAATATCGTCGATTATAGGATTAGCAGAAGATAGTATCTTCAATTTCTCAACACTGCTAAATGATACCGACAATAATCCTGTTTGTATAGCAAATATCGTTGATGATTATATCAATAATATCAAAGAAAATCCCATTGATCAAGTTGGCATATCTACAGGATTTCATGTTTATGACAATGCTATAGGTGGTGGTCTTAGAAAAGGATCAGTAAGTATTATAGCTGCAAGACCAAAAACTGGTAAGACTCTGCTAGCAGATAATATTGGTTTACACATAGCAAAAAATGTCAAAGTGCCAGTATTAAATATGGACACCGAGATGAGCACAGACGATCATCTTAATAGGGTTT